CGACTCTTTCAAAAAGGGCGGGGCTAATCAATTCATGGATGCCGCAGGTCAATCCAGCATGCTGAAGGATGCAGGCTCTCTGGATTCAGGTGCCCGGGCTGTTGACGCAACCAAGATGATTACGGAACAGCAGACTGAGTTGAATCAGGCTAAGTTCGAGCTGGAAATGCAAGGCAAGTCCGCAGAGTATGTGAAGCGTACGACTGAGGCCCGTAAGATCGAACTGAGTATAAAGAAACTCTCAGTCGGCGCCACTGCGGATGAGTTGAAGGCCTATCAGAACCTTGAGAAGTTCCTCAAGGGTCAGATGTCTAAATCCCTGGATGCCATGTATGACAAGCAATCAAGCACGACTAATGCCCTTACAGACGGGTTGAATCAGTATCTCGACTCCATCCGCGACATAAGCAAGTCCGCTAGCACCGCCGTATCTGCCTCGTTTGCTGGACTAACTGATGGTATCGCATCTAGCGTGTCAGCATCTCTAATTCATGGCGCAAGCTTAGAAGACGGTCTAAAGAATGTAGCGGCCAATGTGGCTGAGGCCTTCATCACGTCCTTCATAAAGATCCAAATCCAGAAGTTGCTCATTGACAAAGTCGGTCAGTCCGCCTTCGCCATGACGATAGGTGCAGAGTCACAAGCTATGGTGGCCATGGCCGGCCTAAACGCATTCGCATCTGCTGCAGCAATCCCAATGGTCGGTTGGGCTATGGCCCCTGAAGCGGCCGCCGCGGCCGTAGCCATCGCAGAGGGCTTCGCAGTAAGTGCAACAGCCGCAGCTGCGTTGTCAGTCGCAGGTGGTCGCGCATTGGGCGGCCCGGTAAGCGCAGGCAACCTGTATCAGGTGAATGAGAACGGACCTGAGATGCTAACCACAGGTGGTCGTGACTACCTCATGATGGGTAGCGCAGGTGGTTCAATCACTCCAAACGACAAGTTAGGTGGTGGTAGTGGCGCCATAACAATCATCAATAAAACCGCCAGTAACATCGGTAAGGTGACAGAGCGTGTTGGAGCCAAGGGGGAACGTGAACTGACTATCGAGGCAGCTATCGGAGCTGTAGCGGCTCAGATGGGTGACCCCAACAGCTCAGTCAGTAGATCAATGACTCGTAACTTCGCAACACAGCGCAGCAGATAATGCCTACATTGCCATCAAGATTTACCCCACAATCCGACAGCTACACGATCGGGGATTTGGGTGGGGTAATGCGAGATGAGGTAGCTGGCGGACTGGCTAGGTATGCCTTGGATTGGGCTCGAGGAACTCAGTCATATAGCATATCACTACAGTTAGACCCTAGTCAATTCCAGGTATGGACCCTGTTTTACTTTCACATAATAAGGAAGGGCTCTGTGTCGTTCTACATGCCACTAGATACAGGCGTCGGCATAGTATCCACCCTTGTCACTATGGAGCCTGGCAGCTATTCCACATCAAAAAACGGCGGCCTAATCACTGTAGTAGCATTCACAGTATCTGCGGAAAACGCGGCATATAACTAATGCCTACTCTACCCGCTTTCATGTTACCCAGTCCGTCGGGTTACTCTAGTGATGACCCTGGCGGCGTCGTAAAAACGGACGTTGCTGGGGGTCCTTCAAGGTACACCCTGGATTGGAACTGGGGCCCTCAGAGGTTTAATGTAGAGTATGAACTCACAGTTAGTGAGTTTTCAACGTGGTCAACGTTCTATCATATAACGACTAAAAAGGGTTCGATCGCGTTCGATATGCAGTTGGACTCTGGGTTCGGCCTATCAACTCATTCGTGCCACATAGTGCCGGGAAGTTACTCCGCATCTAGACTATCTGGCGGCGGTTTTAGTGTATCATTTATAGTCGAGACCATTAGTCAAGCCTATAACTGGACATTGGAGGAGGCCACAGCCTTCGTATCTATCTATGACACATCTAGCGACGATGTAGGCACCTTAATCAGTCGTATAGCTCAATTTGCAAACGTGGACACTTTAGTATTATGAGCCTCGATCTAGAATCCCGACTCAAGACGTTTTTTGCGTCTGCACCCCAGACCATGCATCCGATTCAGACGCTGCAAATAAGCCATAGTGCCATGAGTCAGACGTGGCACCTATGGCGTGAGCCATACGTAGGCGTCTCTGGCGGATTCAACATGACACCTTGCAATATCGAAATAGCTCTGGCTGGGTCCCCGGGTCATCTGGATCAAGTGTTCGATATTCGACTGGGTTTGGTTGACATAGAGGATACATTCCGCATGGAGATGGATCGGATCCCTGTATCGACGACCGAAAAGATAGTACTGATCTACCGAGAATATCTGAGCGATGACCTTGTAAATGCCCAGTCTACTGCGACTTTACAGGTTGAGTCTATCAGTTACATTAAGGGCGCGGCTAAGATTAGTGCAGTGTCCCCAAGATATAACGTCACCAGAACCGGCGACCTGTATACTCCTAAAGACATACCTATGTTACGAGGTTTCCTATGACTTTCGACGCAAATCAGTACCTTGCCAAGACTTATGGTCCGCAACCCTGCTGGGAACTGGTGGCTGACGTGTATGCCACGGAGGTCGGTGAGATCCCTGTAGACTACAAGACGATCAATCGGTCTGTGCGAGAGATGGCCTCTGCGTTTCGATTGGCTATACATGGTTCTCCGCACGGTTTTTCGCAAATCGAAACCCCTACAGACTTGTGCATCGTCTTGCTAGCCAAACGCGACAATATCGGTATACACCACTGTGGTATTTACTATGACGGTTCAGTGCTACATGCGACTCCTGGATTGACTAAGTTCGAACCTCTCAATGTGATACGTGATAACTTCGAGGTGGTTCAATTCTGGGCCAAGGCTTCAAATGCTTAAGATTCACCTATTCGAACACCCATTAGCTGTAGTACAACCTAAAGAGTTTGAGGTTGATAGCCTGGCCGAGTGGTTGTTATCTCACTATGGCGACGTGCCGACGGTCAAGGTGCAAGTATTCATAGGCAACCCATCTGTAGAGACCGAGATAACCGACAATGTATCCGCTATCATAAACGCTGATCAGGCGGAGTACACGATACTTCAAAGTCCGGGCGGTTTCGACCCTTTCACTTGGTTGCTAATCGCCGCGGTTGTAGTAGTCGTAGCGGTGGTGGTTCTGGCCCCAAAACCAGAAATGCCAGGCGCCGCATTGAATCGCACCCAGTCTAGTCCAAACAATGCGTTAGGTAGTCGCGAAAATAAGGTGCGGATTTTGGAGCGAGTAGAGGACATTTACGGCACCGTTAAGAGCATTCCTAGTCTCATGATGCCCACGTACAATAAGTACATCAACCATCTCAAGTACGAATCTGGGTATTACTGCATCAGTCGAGGTTACTGCTCTGTTTCCTCATTCAAGGACGGCGAGACCCTTATAAGTGATATAAGCGGTTCGAGCGCTGCGGTGTACCACCCATTTTCAAGCCCAAACAGTGGACCGCCTTTATATGCGGTGGGCGATGCCATTACTGATGACATTATAACCGCGGCTAGGGCTATTGAAGTCGATGGTATGACACTCAAGGCCCTGAACCAAATTCAATTGCCTGCCAGCGCATCTTACACTTTTGCAGTCGGCGGCACAATAACCCAAGCAGCTAAACAGCCTAATTTCAACGCCATCGCTGGGGCTGGGGACGATATAGTGATCAGCATGGTGGACCAGCCTGTAGAGTTAGTACCTGCAGTGATGGGCACTGACGGTGAGGGTCAGTCATATGTTATTACCCCGGCGGTTATGGGGACCCGCAACTATAGTGGAACATACAATGTATCCACAACCAATGACGGCACTGCATCCTTGGAGGGTACGTCCTGGTCACATACCTTCACGGCTACATGCAGCGTTCAGATAAGTGGTGTCACAGATTACACTGACTGGGTAACTCTGCCAGACGCCTCACGTACTCAAGTGTGGTGCAATATTACAGCCCCTAATGGGATGTACAAAGAGAGTGGTGGTAAGTCTATAACCACCGTAGCATTCGAAATCCTCATCCAGAAACTAGACCCTAACACCCTAGTACCTATTGGGCCTACTGAGTATGTTACAGGCTCTCTTACTGGGAGCGTCACAGAAGAACGTGCAGATACAATAGAGCATCATACGGCCTGGACTGGCCCGTGTAGAGTGCAAATGCGTCGTGCAACCCCTTACGACTATGCCTTCACTGGCACCGTTATGGACGAGATCAAGTGGGCCGACCTGTATAGTATTACGCCGGTTACCAAGTCTCACTTTGGAAACAAGACCACGGTGCACACTCTGACTAAGGCGACAGCGCGTGCGACGTCCGTAAAAACCCGCCAACTTAATTGTATCGCCAGCAGGTTACTACCTGTTTACAATGGCTCTACATTCAGTGCGACGCTTGACGCAAATGGTTTGAGGACCTCCGGTACCCTATATGCCACTAGCAAATTAGTCGACATAATCGCGGCGGTGGCTGTAGATCCAAAGATCGGGGCTAGAACCTTGAATACAGATATTGACATGGCTCAGATTTGGGGCGTGCAACAAGCTCTCGATGCTTGGAGCCCTACATGTGGCCAGTTCAATTACACCTTCGATTCCGATAACGCCAGCTTCGAGGAGTCCCTGATTCTAATTGCCAACGCGGGTTTCTGTATCGCATACCGCCAAAATGGAAAAATCAGATTGGCCCTCGACAAGGCCCAGATCACCAGCAC